AGCGTCCAAACGAATATAATCACTGGTGGGCTACTGGTGGTTTTTTGGTTGGCACTTTGACCACCATTGCTGTATTATTCTTAGTGAGAGGCGAGTCATTTTGATAAGAAATTCTTACCACATAATGTTTTTATGCTCTCGGTACTTATATTCTATATTATATTTTTCTGTATTCGGAGATTTCCCAATAGTCTGGCCTCCGGAAACGTTTAGCGCACTAGAAGACGAAAAATGAAAAAAGATCCAAATAGACTTATAAAAATTGAGAAAGCTGTTTCGGAAAAGTATGGTGATGAAGCTATAGTTAATCCTAAGTCTGGTTGGGATAAAAATAAAGAAAAAAAGTATTTAAAAGATTTAAAAAGCTTCTATAATAGAAGAAGGTCCAAATCAAAAAAAGAAATTGTTGAGGGGTTTTTAATAGATGATAAGTCTTCTTGTAAAAATAGGAAAATAGATAGAAAGTGTCCTGTTTGTGAAGAATACTCTTTTTCTGTTTATGATAATGTATATATGATTAAATTTTCTTGCTGTTTCGGATGTTATATAAAGTATGTAGAGGATAGGGAGCTGCGTTGGATTTCTGGTTGGCGCCCTGAAAAATGACCATTTAAAATTATGGGAACTATTTAATAAAGAGGAGAATAATATGGAAACTTTAGATATTATCAACGCCATTTCGCAAGTGGTATCAAACACCCACGACGGTGCTCTGGATGAAAGCGGAGAGCCATTAAAGATTGGCCTGCGCCGAGAAGAGGGCGATCCCCTTTTTGATAAGCGTATTGTTGACGGGTTCGGTGCCCATGTGAAGGGTACGCGGCTTTGTATAAGCTACCATTCCGAGATACCCCTTAAAGAAGTGCACAATAAAAAATTTGAGTCAGAAATAGAGTCTTTGGTTGAGGGGATTAAGTCTTTTATACAGAAAGAATTTAAGAAAATCACAAAATCTTCTTTGTCGCTAAAAGATCCATCTGAAATTGATGTTTTAGTCCAATACATTTCTCGACTCCGAACTAATGTTACAGCATATAAGACTTATGAAATAAGCGACATCAAATCGGAAGGCTATCCGCAAGAGAGTAAAGACAAATTAGATTCTTCTATTCGATCTTGGTTGGAACTTGGTCCGAATGGAGGCTCGAAGCGCGCCAAACGCCCGAAAAATGACACTAGAGAGTCATGAGTTTTTCTTTGAACAAAAGAGAAATAATGAAGGAAATAGTTCGTTCAGGTAAGAATCCGGCATACTTTATTAATACTTACGCAAAAATCACTCATCCTCAATTAGGCTTGATACCCTTTCACATTTATGATTTTCAGGAAGATCTTCTTAAAAGCTTCCAGGACTTTAGGTTTAACGTTATTTTAAAGGCTCGCCAACTTGGTATTTCCACTATAACCGCGGCATACATTGCTTGGATGATGCTATTTCATCGAGAAAAAAATGTTTTAGTTATAGCCACGAAATTCACCACAGCATCCAATTTAGTTAAAAAAGTTAAATCTATTATAAAAAATCTGCCAGAATGGCTAAAAATATCTAATATAACAATAGACAACCGCTCATCGTTTGAGCTTTCAAACGGATCTCAAATAAAAGCCTCTTCTACATCCGGCGATGCTGGCCGCTCTGAGGCGCTTTCTCTTCTGGTAATCGACGAAGCCGCCCATGTCGATGGCCTCGACGATTTATGGACGGGCCTATATCCCACTTTATCCACGGGCGGCCGCTGTATCGCTTTATCTACACCAAACGGTGTGGGTAACTGGTTTCATAAGACATATGTAGAATCTGAATCGGGTTCTAATGACTTCAACTCTACAATATTGCCCTGGCAAAGACACCCTGATCGTGATTTAGCTTGGTTTGAAAAAGAGACCAAAAACATGTCTCGAAGAGAGATCGCGCAGGAACTAGAGTGTAATTTTAATATGTCGGGCGAAACGGTTTTCGACGGCGCCGACATAGATAGATGTTCTAATATTATTTGTGAACCAAAACACAGAACGGGGTTTGATCGAAACTTGTGGATATGGGAAGAGTACCAACCGGGCGAATCGTATATGTTGTCGGCTGATGTGGCAAGGGGGGATGGTAAAGATTATTCCGTTTTCCATATTTTTAAATTAAACACGATGGAAATAGTAGCAGAATATCAGGGTAAAGTAACACCCGATATATTTGCCAGGGTTTTATACGCTGCCGGTAAGGAGTACGGTCAATGCTTAGCAGTGGTGGAAAACAACTCTGTTGGATTTGCGGTGCTGGAAAAACTTAGAGATTTAAATTATTCTAATTTGTATTATTCAGTTAAGTCAACACACGAATTTGTGGAAGAATATCAGGCAGAAAACATGTCGAATGCGGTCGCTGGCTTTACGACTTCTTCGAAAACACGACCTTTAATTATTGCAAAGATGGAAGAATTCATAAGAAATGATCTAATTAAAATATATTCGTCTAGGCTTTTAAACGAGATGAAAACCTTTATTTGGAATAACGGGAAGCCAGAGGCTATGAGATCATATAACGATGATTTGGTTCTGGCATGTGCTGTTGGTTGCTGGGTTAGAGATACAGCACTTACAAATAACCAAAGAAATATAGAATATAGCAAAGCTTTTTTGAGCTCATTTAAAAAAAATGGCCAAAATCTTGATACGCGCATACCGGGTATGCTGATGCCAAAGAATATGAAACTTAAAGCAGATATGAAACAACACTCTAAAAATCAGGAACAGTTTCCTTGGTTATTTAAAGGATAAGGGATGGCCGAAACAAAGAAAAATACTAGAAATCCACAAAGTCTTTTATTCCGACGCCTTACGAGGCTTTTATCGGGCCCATTGACAAATTATCGGTCTCAAGGAAATCACAAACTTCGAAGGATTGACTTAGACAAATTTGCGTCAAGATTTTCGTCTGCATCTGGAAGTAATTTTAAAAAGACCGCGTATAGTCCATATGACAATTTACAGGCCAACGTTATGGCCGGCCTTCAGCGCGCTGAAAGATATGTAGATTTTGATCAAATGGAATACACCCCAGAAATTGCCTCCGCGTTAGACATATATGCTGACGAAATGACAACTCATAGTGCTTTAAAGCCTTTGTTGGCAATAGACTGCCATAATGAAGAGATAAAATCTATTTTAGACGCCTTATATTTTAATGTATTAAACATAGAATACAATCTTTTTAGTTGGTGCCGATCGATGTGTAAATATGGTGATTTTTTCTTATATTTGGACATAGATGAGAAGACCGGAATCCACAGCACTATCGGCCTTCCGGCCGCGGAAGTGGAGAGGTTAGAGGGTGAGGATCCTACAAACCCGAATTATGTACAGTTTCAGTGGAACTCCGCAGGTTTAACTTTTGAAAATTGGCAAATGGGGCATTTTCGCATTCTTGGTAATGATAAATATAATCCTTATGGCACATCTACTCTAGAGCCCGCCCGTCGTATTTGGCGACAGCTTACTTTGTTAGAAGATGCAATGATGGCATATAGGATAGTAAGATCACCAGAAAGAAGGGTGTTTAAGATTGATGTCGGCAATATACCGCCCCAAGATGTGGAGCAATACATGCAAAAGGTTATGTCTCAGATGAAGCGCCATCAAGTGCTTGATACAGATACCGGGCGCGTTGATCTGCGCTATAACCCTCTTTCTGTTGACGAAGATTATTTTATACCAGTTCGCGGCGACACTAAAACGGAGATTACAACACTTGCTGGGGGCGCATATACAGGCGATATAGATGATGTTAAATATTTAAGAGATAAGTTATTTTCGGCGTTAAAAGTCCCGGCATCTTATCTTTCTCGTGGAGAAGAGGGAGGGGAAGAGGACAAAGGTACTTTGGCACAAAAGGACATAAGATTTGCTAGGACCATACAGAGATTGCAAAGATCTGTCATAACGGAATTAGAAAAAATCGGGATTGTTCACCTATATGTGCTTGGCTACAGAGAGGAAGATTTGATCGGGTTTAAAATACATCTGAATAATCCTTCAAAAATTGCGGAGTTACAAGAACTAGAACATTGGAAGTCGAAATTTGATATTGCCTCATCAGCTACAGAGGGCTTTTTCTCAAAAAGATGGTTAGCTAAAAAGTTATTTGGTATGTCGGAAGAGGAATTTATACGAAATCGACGCGAGATGTTTTACGATAGAAGATTTGAGGCATCACTTGAAGCACTGGCAGAAATGGAACAGGCCGCAATGTCGCCCGACACCGGCGGTGCAGGAGGCATGGATATGGGTGGCGCTCTCGAAGGCGAACCGGGTGGTATGGGAACTGTTGGGACCGAAGCAGAATTGGGTGCACCAACAGAAGAACTCGGCGGAGCAGAAGGGGGTCTCCCTGAACCAGAAGCAGAGGGGGATCTTTTAGCCGCACCTCCAGCAACACGCCGGGACGGAAAAACCACAACGCCAAGATCTCATGGGTTTTATGAACCTCGCGGTCTCAAGGGTGGCGATCGCCGGAAAGGCCCGGGCCCACTTAAAAAACGCATGAAAGCAGCTGGCGCCATGGAGAAAGCACGACACACTATGAGAAATATCCTACCAGGCGCAAGTGAACTATTAGGCTTGGGAAGAGGTATATATGAAGAAGATACAACTAGTTATTTAGAGAGGGAACAAGAAAATATTTTGCGAAATACCGCTGAAATAAAGTTGCTTTTTGAAAGTTTAAAGTTAAGAAATAAATCAGAGACAGAGGAGAAAAAATGAGATTAAAGCACAATAAAAAAAGAAACACCGCATTTCTTTATGAGGCTCTTGTAAGAGAATTAACTGAATCGGTTGTGAAAAGTAGAAAAAATAAACAGAATAAGATAGTTTCTATAATCAAGGAACATTTTTCTAAGAATTCTCTACTAGGTAAGGAATTAGATTTATACAAATCGATATACGAAACCAGGCATATAGAAAAGCGTTTGGCTGAAAAGATTGTGGTCGAGGCGAAGAAAAAGCACCTAAATTTGAATAAATCTCATATTTTTAAAGAACAAAGTGCACTCATTGGTAAAATCAATAAAACCCTGTCTAGCAAGGTATTTAAAAACTTTTTGCCAAATTATAAAAGTTTAGCATCTGTATATTCTATTTTTAATGATAGTGTCCCGGTAAAAGATAAGGTTTTGCTAGAAGAAAATTTGATCGATCAAATGTCTTCTTCGGTTGGCACAAAAATAGAGGAGAGACAAAAGCCGATAGATAACATTGTTTATGGCTCTTTCGTTAATAGATTCAACGAAGAGTATTCTCATGCATTATCTGAAAACCAGAAAGTTTTGCTGACAAAATACATTTCATCTTTTTCAGACAACGGTCTTGAACTTAAAGTTTATTTAAATGAGGAGCTCTGGCGCCTGAAAACAGCTTTGATGGCGACTAAAGAGGCGGATCCAATAAAACAAGATTCTGATGCTAAGGAAAAAATAGAAAAAGTTTTTTCTATATTAGAAGACTTCAAAGATAAGAAAGAAATTGATCTGGAATTGTTGGAAACGGTATTAAAAACACAAGCTTTGGTTGAGGAGGTTGAAGATGTCGATAAAGATTGATATAAAACGAGATCCAACAATTGATCTTAACGCTAAAAGAGCTCTAGATGGAAACATTATGATCTTTGATCATGAAGATATCGATATTATACTTATGGTGGAAAAGAATAAGTGCCTAACTTTTCCGAAAGAAGAGGCCTCGGATAAAGTTTATTATTCACAAGATAAAATGTTTCGGTTTTTAGTTAAGAGAGGTGTCGTAGATCCCAGTACAATTCGAGGCGGCAATATTTATGGGTCGATGGAGGCGTCTATATTAGAATCTCAAATTCCAGGGGTGGAATCCATTCAAGCTGTTTTATATTCTTTAGACGAATTTATAAAAGAAGAGAGGCCATATTTTCTTAACTCTAAAGAATATGAATCTGATAGATTGGATCACCTTTTACGCCCAGCAGATGAATATTCAACAGAGCTTGGTGAAGTGCCACATTCTGCCAATAAGGGCGCCATGGATAGCCGCGTTCGACCATATGGATTTAGGTACAATTATTCACTTATAAGAGAACAAGAAAGAGAGGATAAATGAGTTTAATTTGGTTTTCTTTGGCATCTTATGGTTTGACTCAGGTTCTTATGTATGGAAAGGCTTTAGATAAAGTGAGGCCCACTAAAGGTTGGCTGAAAGATCTTTTATCTTGTTCGATGTGTACTGGCTTTTGGGTTGGGTTACTTTTATGGTCAATTAGTGGCTTTACTAGACTATTTAACTTTGATGAATCGATTGTTACAGGGGTTATTTGTGGCTTTGCTGGATCGGCTGTCGCTTATGTTATGTGTGTGCTATTTGACGATAATGGTTTAAAAATCGAGAAAACTATTTATAAAAAAGGAGAACAGGAATGAAACCTTTGGCAACCATAAGATGGTACATCCGGCCCGTAGCAAATTGCTGTAAAGGATCGTAGCTGGCGCGACTGGCCGTCGCTACAATAGGAAATAATATGAAGCTTTTAAGAGAATACTATGAATTATGTGAAGGTGGTGTTTGCCAAGACCTGCTGACTGAAGATGAAAAACGTCGCGTGGCAGAGGGTGCGATAATTCTTTCGGGAGTTATGCAGATGTCCGAAACTCAAAATGGAAATGGACGCGTCTATCCACATTCGATTTTAACAAGGGAAGTGAAAAATTATCAAA